GACCACCAGACTAAACCTTCGCCTGGTACTAGAACAATCTCATCGTCGTCTGACATCGGGTTCCACTCGTCTGTTTGTGCTGACCAATGGCCTGCGCCTCCTGTAACCAAATCCATCGTCTGTCCAATGAACGTATAGACAACAGCGCCAAGCGTGATAGTCAATCCTGTCATAGCTAAAGACATTAAGCCTTGGTTAGCAGCGTCAGCAGTCTTGCGCTTTGCTGGCGTAATTGCCGCGGCTGATAGCGTTCCTGTAAATGTAAACCTGCTTACGTTAATTAGTGGTGCAATCAAGTCAACAGCTAACGTTGTACTAAAATTCTGCTTAAGCGTTGTTCTGTCGAGCGAAACCGTAGCCGTTGAAGCAGCTGGATTGATTAGGTATAGAAATCCCGTTGTCGTGCCTGTATGGGCAGCCGTTGGGATTGCTTGAGCGCCAGAGGAATACTTGTAATTGCCAAGCATTGATCTTTCTGTGCTTGGGATAAAGTAATATTCCTCAACTGTATTTGCACCGACTGTGCTTTCCTTCGTACGTATCTTTTTACCCGTGTTGCCCGAGTCTGTGGGTAGGATAATAACTTGATCTGTTTTAGCTGCCATTACACGTTACCTGCTGTTATAGTGAAGCCAGTTGTTGAAACTGTTAGACCGACTGATATGGTTGCAGTATTGAGTATTAACTCTGTGCCAGATGTCCCAGCAGTGCCATCAATAACCCAGGCGGCTGCGCTGGTTACGATCCTGAACCATGTTGCTGTTCCTGCAAATAGACCTGTTGTGTTAGCGGGTAGAGATGGTGACAATACACCTGCTGCCGATGCACCTGAAAATGGTGTGCCCAGGGTGAACTCTGCAAGCTTGTTAGTAGCTGTTCCGCCTGCTGCTGGTTGAGTTCCGTCATAGATTTGGAGTTTACCCGCATTTCCAACTGCTGTAGTTATTGCGTCATTCTGCGCGTTCCTTAGTGCTACGTTATAGTGTGGCATTATTCGATACCTTCTGGTCGGCCGTCTGCACCACGTATAATGCGTTTGGGTTTGTTAATAGCGCCTATAATAGCTTGTGTCTGCATGTGCGTATCCTTCAGGTCTGCCAATGCGCCCATTATAGCTGCGTTAGGTTCTTCGACACCCTTCTCTTGTTTGTCTTCTGCTTCAGTTTCTGGTTCAGCTTCTGTGGCAGTTAACTGAGCCAGTTGATATTTTGCGGCAATGTCCATTTCTTTTTGTAGCCTAGACTCATCTATTTTGGCAAGCTCTAAAGCATTCTTGGTAGTCATTTCATCATACTTAAACTTAAGGTCAGCAATTTCTTTGTGACCCTTCTCTACCAACTTGGTTTGCTCAATGGTGGCCAATAGTTGAGCGATCTTAGCCTCAAACGCATGCTTGTCCATGTCGCGTTGGTGTTTAGCTAGTTCTAACTGAGCCTTAACCTGTACGTTGGCTTGTTGGGCCTCGGCAGTCGTGGTGGCAGCTTGTGCCAACTGTGCTTGTAGCTGATACTCTTTAACCTTTTCAGTCATCAACAACTGTTGCTGCTGTTGACTATCTTGTGTGGCCTTCTGTGATGCTTGTTGGCCTTCTTGCGAGTTCGGATTGATGAAGTACTTACCAGCACCATTCAAACCAGACAGTTTACAGAAGTCATCCAGTGTAGCATAAATCTTACTTTGATTAGTCAATGCCTGACCAGGTGTAGCTACAATCTGTGCTTGAACTGCTTGTATCTTCTCAATGGCAGCTAGTTTAGCTCTGGTGTCACCAGTGCCTGTACCAACACGAACCGTACTCTTTGACCGCTTAGGCCATTCAGCAGGATTTACCTTAACCCACTGACCACGGTATTGAAAATCTTGTATGGTATCAACATGCATCGTCACCAAGTCACGTATCTTACTACAGAGTGGTTTAATACCAGTCTCACAAATGACACGAATGATCAGGCCAACCAACTCTTCTTTGGCGTTCATCATACGATCAACACCTTGTGAACCAACACGATCACCAATGTTCTCTGGTGATGCAGTGCCGTCGGCAGACACGCCAGTACGGCCTGCCTTAATCTCATCCAAATAGCGTAGCATGTTAAATGCTGCGTCACCAATTTGTGGTGTTGCTAGTGGTGAAATAGCGTCTAAGCGCTTAGCTCTAATGATGCCTCCAGGTCGACTGACCAAAAGGTCATCCATGTTTACTTGACCTTCGACAACCACATTCCTCTGGTTGTTTTGAAGGTACATATTGTCCATAATGTTACGAATAGTCGCAGTCTTGTTATCCTGTATCTGCTTAAGCCTATCATAAATAGACAACCCTTGAAACTTGTGCGACATGAGAATGGCAGTAGTAGCTACCCATGGGCTACTGTCAATCTCTTCTTTGTCCAAAATAATGGTAGGGTTATTCACACCACCGACAGTAATCTTAACGCGCTCAGTGATGCCGTCACCATTCAAGTCCAACTTGAGATAACACTCACCAATCTCAACTAACTTGTTGGCCTCATCTGCTGCGGTAACGGACGGTATGATTGTCTGTTCGTTCTGGTACGCAAACCGGTACTGACTCCGAATTAAATCCGACTGGACCAAATGGTCCAAATCTTCTTCGCTGTAGCCTTCCTCGCGCAAGTCGCTGATTGACTTGTTTATGATGTGACATGTAAACCTCGCATCTTCCAAGCTAATAGAGTTGTGCTGGGTGTTGACCCTAAATTCTTCTGGTGCTACTGGTACTACTACCACCTGACCATCTTTGTTGGTCACAGCGATCTTAACGTCATACAACACCACTGGCTGGCCTTGCTGGTCGAGTGAAGAGTTAGGCGTCATCGCCTTGATCTCGACGTTCTCGTTAGATACCAACAGTGACAACTGCTCTTCAGTTAGACCGGTATAAGTATAGACCTTGATCTCAGTGCGGTCATCGTAGTACACCTTAGCTGTGCCGTTGCGTTGTAGCAAGGCATCCTTGACGAACTGGTGTATCAACACGAAGCCATCGTTCTGCTTCATTAGCACATCATAGACATACTGTGACTCGATGTCGGCCTGAAGCTCATCTGCCTCGTTTAACGGGTCAAAGATAACGACCTCGTTGTTACGAGTAAATGACTTCATAATCTGTGGCATTATCCACTCTATGGCGTCAGCCACATCGGTGGAGGTCAGTGTAGATCGACCTTCCACCTCAGTGCCGTTTGGCAAACCAACGTAGTACGCCAACGGTACACGTAGTTTCTCTAACGTGACCGCTGTGATGTTGGCATTAGCAAGTTCATTCTCAATGATGCTGAGAATGTCTGCGTCTGTCAGTTTGCGAATCTCTCTAGCCATTAGGGTAAATTATCCCAGCCTGCCCACCAAGCCAATTGTGCTTCTGAGCCAGGGTAGCTAGCTGTGTGCGGGTTAGTGGTACGCAAAGCACCTGCCAACTGCGCCCGTCTACCATCGCCCCAGGCAACGCCCAGTTTGATGTTGTTCTGGTATGTTTTACCACTCATGCTAGCATCCTCCTTTCTTGGTGGGCATTTTGCCCTTGGTTCTTGCTGGTTGTTTCTTAGCCATTATACTATGCCTCTGTTGTGTTGCGAATAGTCGATCGGCTTGCTGTCGAACCCACCAATGACACGTGAGTCACCGCAAGCACCAAGGAACAGATACTGCATGGCGTCACCAGCGTGAGAATACTTGCCCTTGTCTGGTACGTCCTGGTATCGCTCCATACCAGTCACCTGCATCCGCTTGTACTTGTAACCACCACCACACGCCTTGCGAACGGTCGGTGCTGTGTAGTGCACCCTGAACGCTGGCTGACCAGTGAAGTCCAACCGCATCATGTAGTCAGCTGGTACCTCGCGTCGTATGGTGAAGTCGTTAGTGTACGTTGGTGTTGCAAATACACCTTGGTTGTCTAATATCTGGAACGGCGTGATCTCATCGGTCTGTGCTCTACCAATACCTGCTGGGTCGGCATATATCTCAACGTCCTTAAACTCTTTGTATGTTGTTGCCAGCCTCTCATGAAGCAACCGACCAAAGGACATAGCACCCATGTCGAACGTACATAGCTCGTCAAAGATGACCACTGCACCAGACGGTGT